TAAAAGGTTTGATATCGCTTGTACCATGCAGATTGCACTGACATAGCATCAAGCTCTCCTTCGCAGATAACAAGTCTTTTTCCTCCACTATACAGTTGTTGTCCAAACAAGCCACTTCTAACGGTTCCAATCGAGGTAAAGTCTTTAGGTAACTTTCTGACTTTATATCCTGAGAGTTTGTCTCCGTCATAGTAGGGATAATAATGAGAATCAATATTACCATCAATATCATAAGCAACCTTAACACCGTAATGTTCAGATATTTGGCGACGAATATTACGCTCTTTAAAACCACGAGAAGTGAAGTCATGTTCTACCTCTTTGAGCTTGGTAGACCAATCTCTAGTTAATGTTTGTTCTTGCATATGTTCCTCTTTAGGAGCTAAGAAATTGCTTCTACATGAAAAACAAAAAGCTGATTGATCATCATAAATTTGTTTTGCATCACTACTTCCACATTTTTCACATGGTTGATTACGAGTTATTATTCGACCCATTATTATTATCCATAGTTAATTCAGCTACAAATTTACTTAATTCTTGAGCAAATAAATAAAAGACTATTGCAATTACTGGATCAAATACATTAAACTTAAATGTATAATCTATTAATCCAAAGAGCAATGCAGCCATTCCAGCAATCCATAAGGCTGGAGCTATAGGTGACATTATAAATACCTCTTTTTTAATTTGTTAGGATATCTCTTAGTAGACTGTTTAGGAAACTCTTTTGGTACAAATCTTATAGCTGCAATTTGTCTATTATAAAATCTAGGTGTGATACTATCTGATAAATACTCTGTCATGCAACCGCAGACCATTTGTAAATAAGCTTCAGCATAATATAAACCACCTTTTGTTTTATAAAGATCTATTATTTCAAATTTAAATTTAGATTTGCCATATTTGCTAATATCTTTTTTTAAAGTTTTAGAAGATCCCATATAAGTTTTCCATGACATAGCTTTACCGTATGTTTTAGACTTTTTACGACCACCATGCCAAAATTGTTTTTTACCAATGTAGTACTGATTAGTTTCTTTATTTTCTATACAATACACAAAACCAAACCAATCACTAGGCTCAAACTTTTTATTGTATATCCAATGCCCTTTATCTATTGACATAAGCATTATACTTTTCTTTTGATAAACTAAAATGATCGTTTTCTTTGCGCCAAATATGCAAAAGTTTACCATTAGCTAACATATAAGAGTGACCCTCTTCTCCATAAAAGTCTGCATATGCTTTACATACAACCTCTTTTCTTTCATACGGGAAAATAATACCTTCAAGCATTTTTTCAGCTTTTTTAACCCCAATCCCAGGAATCCCAGGTATGTTGTCTACGCTGTCGCCCATAAGTAATTGTTTCCAATAGAAATAATCTGCATAGTTACCTTCAATTATATAAGGTTTTCTTTTTCTAGGATTGTAATGAAGACCTTGGATACAGTCTAAGTCTTTATCTACAGTAACAATTGCATAAGGTTGTTTACACTCATTAGACCAAATGCGAACCATATCATCAGCTTCACAATTGTCTGTTAATATACAACCTTCATACTCATTTACAACATCTGATTTCAAATCTAAGAACCATTCTGGCCTTGTTGATTTTGACTTTGACCGATTAGCCTTATACTCATTGTATATGTCTACTCGAAAGTTGTCAGGGCCACCTAGAGCCATGACGTAATCTGTTGTAAAAAGATCTTCTAGTATAGAGTCAAATAAACTATCAAAATTTTCTCTTGCTTCTTCTTTGGTTTCTGCGCCCCATATACTAATATATAAAAGTACATCACCATCAACAATAGCTAACATAGTAGCTCCTTTATATTGTTCTTTAACGTCAGGTATTATTTATTCTTTGTTTTCTTCAGTTTCCATACCTCTACGAACTAACTCAAGAAAGCCTATGTTAAAGATTTGAGCAAAAGTTTCTTTGTCAAGATCTAACTCTAATGTTGCAGACCCATCTTCATGTTCATCAATAGAGGCTACATGAATGCTATGTACTTTACTTTCCATTTAATGCTCTCTTTTCAAGTTTGTTAATATTAGCTAACATGATATCACTCAAGTTTAAACCTGCATTATCAGCCAAAATAGTAATATACCACAGTAAGTCACCTAGTTCTTCAATAAGATTTTGACGATCAGTAGCAGTACATACTTCTTCTACCTCCTCACGAAGACCTGCTTTTAAGTTTTGAGCATGTACATGGGTATCGCCATAAAAAGTTAAAGCTAATTCTTGGTATACTTCTTTACTGATTTTCATTTGTTCTCCTTACTATTTGAAACATACCTTCAGGGCTGTCTAATGCTACACATATATCTTTTAATTGTTGCCAAGTAAGACAAATAACGTCAAATTCATTTTTATATTCCTGATATTGCCTAATCCAGACATTACTATCGTCCCCAACGATTACTTCAACATCTTCTTGGCTATCGTCTTCAGACAGTACTGTAATTACTGCTGCATCTTTTTCAAATTCTACTGTAAACATTCACATTTCTCTGCTTTACCGTCTGCATAACCACTTTGATAACCTTCGTCATAAACAGTATCACGATCATAGGACTCAGAATCAGCCCCTTCTTCACGACCTTCTTCACGACCTAACTCTCGTCCAGCTTCGTAACCCTCATCGTACACTTCTTCATATTCAGTTATACTCTGTCTACTTTCAATTTTTAAAGATGATCTAATATCATTCTCTAATTTGTTAAGAAGTTGTTTAACTTTTAAACTAGGAGTTTCATTTTGAAAACTTAACTCATCAAAAAATTTATCAAACTTTATACGAATTAGTTCATCTAAAGATATTGTAATCATAAATCTATCCTTTTGTTAATTTTTCTAAGTCTTTTGTTATATCGACGTTTAATTTTTTTTAAATGACCTCTAGACCAATTAAGAAATTTTCTTGATTTACTAAAAGCATCCATTTCATCCCCAGACTTTAAAGGAACTCGCTTAATCATTTGTTCATCTCACTTATTACTATCCATATAAATCCTAAAATTAAAAATAGTAAAATAGAGCCACCCATAAATGCTTCATTCATTATTAACTCCTATGCATGGTAACAGTATTGTTTGTTTACAATACTTTGGATAGTCATCATATGTCATAGCTATTAACACAGGTAACAAAGCTATTAATAAAGCAACAATTGCTGATGCTTTAATTGCACCATTAATATTACCCCTCATCTTTTTCTTTTTCCTTTCGATACCAATCTCCAACCCAATATAAATAATTATCTATTGTGTCATCATTAACATAACCTTCTTTAATCCATGCTTTAAAGACTTTTTCATGATCTTTAGTCAGTGTAGTTGGGTTTGACTTTGTAGTATTCATGTATGCTCCTTTTTACGTTAGCTTTCATACGTTTAACTTCTAACGCATGTTGATACTCAGGTTTATCTAATAAAACTTCCATAAACTCTTCAATAGCTTCTACTCTAGCTTCTAAAGATTTTTTAGGAAAGTTACCAAAAGGATCGTGCATATTATTAACTATTGCTCTTTCTTTAGCTCTATTTCTTTCTTCATCAGTCATTGGTCTAATGGACGTCATAGTAATCATTTCCTATTTTACAATCTCCACAAGTCATAATATTAATACCTAATGCTTTAGGTGCTTCTTCAAAACAACTTATAATAATATCACGAGCCTTTTCTGCATAGTTTTCTTCAACTTCTACAGTATGTTCATCATGATAGAATAACAAGTGTTTAAAGTTAATACCTGCTTTTTTTAACTGTTCATCAATCATAACAACAGTTGCCTTCATAACAATAGCTTCAGCACCTTGAATAAGATAATTAAGAGCTTTGTGTCTTTGATCTCTTTCAAGGATAATTTTACGACCATCTAAGCCTCTAATAAAGCCTCTAGTTTCGATTGCATTGTTACATTTTTTAATCAACTTTGCTAGAGCAGGTAAAGCTTTCTTATATTTATTCATAGCAACTTTAGTTTCCGAAACAGATTTACTAATATAGCCGCTAAGCTTTTGAGCACCTGCTCCATAAAGATAAGCAAATATAAATCGCTTAGCTTCATTTCTTGTACAGCCGATAATATCAGCATTCATTTGATGGATATCACCTTCTAATACTGTTTTAGTAAATTTAGGATCATTCATAAAATGAGCTAAAAGACGAAGTTGACAAGCAGCCGAATCAGCGCTAACTAGTTTATAACCATCAGAAGTAATAAACAATCGTCTAAACTCAGGGCCAAGGGTTGCTTTACCTGAAGGTAAGTTAGCAATAATTTTATGTGTTTGTCTAAAAGTAGGTGTACCAATATTAAATACATCACCATGTAGTCTACTATTGTCATCTAGATATTGAAACCAACCTTCTAGTATTGACTTACGAGATCTTAGGGTATAATATTCCATTAAGGCTTGACCTACATCTCCGAGTCCTTCCAAGGAACTGTCTGAGAGCTTTGCGGAGATTTTAATGAATTCTCCATTAATTTTTTTCCAATTCCACTCGTCTGGTTTCCAACCAATTGTTCCCAAATAAGACTTAACCGTATCAGTATTACCAATATCACCAACGTGAAAATCAACCCTACTGTAAGAACCCAAAATTTTGGAATTATCAACAGTGCTGCCCATGTCAGGCCCAAACCACTTGATAATATGGGAAGTAAGTTTTCCTGCTTTCGTGTAAGTTGGATTTTTTGCTGTCGCATAGCGTTTTCCTGTAATTGGTTCGTGTTCTATTGTTGTATCAGGATCTACAACTACAGCTTTAGCTGGCAACAACGGATTAATAAACGCTGATATTTCCGTCATTTTGTTGTCAATAGTAAGCTTAAGGTTCTCTGCAGTTTCCCTGTCAAATAACCAACCGTTCTCACACTGCTCTGCCATTATTCTATCCATTTCCATTTCAGAGCGTAATGCTTTTAAAATAGATTTAGACTTATCACGTTTAATATAATCTACTAATTCTCTACACAGATACTTATAAACTTTAACTGTTAGTCTAACGTCTTGTTGCATATATACAAACATTTCTTCGTTAAACTCTTCAAAGCCACCCGTATAGTCTAGTTTATTATCTCCGAACTTTTCACCCCAAAGTTTTAAAGAATGCCCAAATCCAAATCTACGATAATTAAGAACCTGCGACATAACTTTAGTACATTGAACACTCGCCTTGGATTGCCAGCCTGTTAACTTATTTAAAGCTGGAACATCATAACCCAAAGCATTGTGAGCAATAATAGTATCTGCTTTATCTAGCAATTCTAAGAATTCATTTAACTGGTGAGGCCGAAACCAGTACTCAGTACCAGTTCCGACATCAATTGCTCCAGCACAATGAAACTTAGATATTTTAGGCAAAAGATTATCTGCCTCAATATCAAATACTAGTTTCATCAACTTTCCTCATTTGTTTTGACATGTTGTAAATAAGATATGCAATACAATCTCCGTAAGCATCATCTAATGTTTTATTATAAAACAATTCAGACCAATGCTG